GTAATGTATATCCCTTAACAGCAGATAATCTCTTACGTCTTTGGACCTTACCACCACGCACACGAGCCTTAATAATTTTTGTACGACCCTGACGCATCACATTCGGATTGCGATTGGCTTCTTCGAGCTGCTCAACTTCTTCTTCTTTTAGAGCTTCTCTTCCAGCACGCTGAGGAATGTGTCCTCTTGCTGGGTCAACTTCTCCAGCAGCCATACGTTTCAAACCAAGTTTTCGAACATATTCCTTTTTAGCTGCTTTATTTTTTTTGTTACCTTCTTCTAAGAAATCAACTGGCACTTGTAATGCTAATGCAACTTTAAGTGAATTTAACTTTTGATTCGCAAATTGATTAAGTGTAGCGTAAACTTCTTCTTTTAAATTTGAACGATCAACGTAATTTTTCAATTCCTTTGACTTGACGATTCTTGGATTTAAATATTGCATAATCTTAATTCGCAATTCATTTTTATGATCGTTTTCTTTTTTCTTTATTTGATCTTCTTCATCGTCAAGATCTTCTGGAGAATTGTCAACATTTTGTGTTGGCATTTCTTCTGCAATTACTTTTTTAATTTTATCAACCATTGTGTCGTCTGGTTTAATTCCGTATTTCTTCATTTCAATTTTTTCTTTGCGATCTGTAATTTTTTCTAAACTTGGACCCTTTCCTTGCTCAAAGTCAGGAGAGCCAAATCGATCTGAGAATTTTCCTGTTGTTGGTTTCATTATACGAGTAATGCAAATTCTTTGACTTTGTTAAATGTTTCTTCGCTTTCAAGAATCATATCTGATAGACGTTCTTTATTTTCTTCATTTAAACTTTCAAATACTTGTTTAATTTTATTCATTACAGATTTTTCAACCTGAATTTCTTCACCAGTTGCAAAAATGACTGCAACAGTTTCTTCGCTAACATATCCTGGTGAAACAGATCCAGTTCTAGCAGCTCCAGCTGCCTTTGTATTTACAATACTGAATGCTGATCCAAATTGATCATAAGGAACTGGAAATGACAAACCATATTTGTTATCAACATAAAGAACAACACGTTTTCCATTTGGAAACATACGCAATGCTTCTCTTTTCAATAAAAGCATTGGTGGTGGATTAAATTCTGTTTGTTCATTCAATGGCATTGTTTGTTCTCGTAATGAATCTCGAACTATACGTCTAAATTGGGAATCAGATGCATTAATTAGTTGTCCAATTGGAACAGCCTGATTAACTTGATTCACTGCATTTTGATGTTGTTGTCCAATTTTTCTAAACACACTAGCAGTTGAACTTCTTGGATTTTTATTTGAAGTTTCAATATAATTCTTTACAGCTCTCACTGCAAGCGATGTATTCAATCCCTTCATTTTAAATTTATTTTTAACAAATGGAATTCTTTCGCGAATACGACGAACAGACTCAGCACCCAACGCTGCACCAACAGGTTGTTTTGCTTCTGTTAAATTTTTATTTTGTTCGTCGTTACTCATTTATTCTGCTGAATCCTCAACTTCTACTGGCTCAGATACAGTTTCAGCTGCTGGCGTCGAAATAAAGTTAGATGCAATTTCGATCTTCTTTACTTCCAACGCATCACCAATTTTTGCTGCAAGAGCACCATTTAATGCATCCATTGCGCCATTTTCATCTTTTGAGAAAATTGCATTTAATAAAGATTCACTGTTCATATTTACTCCAATATTTAGCCAATTATTGTTGTGGTTGTTGCTGTTGAGCAGCCTGTTGTTCAGCTGCCGCTTGCTCAGGCGCAACCTGTTGCGGCGCATACTGAGCCTGAATTTGCATAATCTGTTGATTCATAATTGCTTCTTCTTGAGCCTTCTGAATGGCTTCTTGCTGTTCTTGCATTCTCTCAAGTTCAATCTGAGAATCAATCTTGGCGACTTCTTCTTCGTCAAGGTGTAGAACGTTCTTTTGGACCCATGCCTTTGAGAAATATCTGCCTGTAAACTGCTCAACCTGCATTAACAACTGCATTCTGGCATTTACAAGGTCTGCTTCACGAAGTTCTGAGAAGTTATTATCTTTCAGGAAGTCATAGTGAATCTTTTCACGAAGTTCCTTCCACTCGTCAATTGATGCAATTCCTTTAAGAGCCAACTGACGTTCCATAAGTTCATCGAACAAAATCGTAAACTTAGAACGAAGTTTCTCAATAAATTTGTTAAATTTAACTTCGTCACGTGTAATTTCTTGTGAGCGACCAAGCATAAATCCTTGACCAGCTTCTAGACGAGTAACTGGAATGTTTAATGACTTGTAAAGTTTTTGTTCGAAATACTTAACATCTGCCATTTCACCAAGATTTTGTCCTGGTGGAAGTGTAGTAATTTCTGTTGATTTTCCTTCTCCGCGACGAGGAATCCAAAAATCTTCCATAATTGACATAAACTTACGGTCGTCTTTGACTTCACCTGTTGATGAATCATATACAACCTTATTGCGGAATTTTGTCATAAAGTCACGAAGATATTGATCTGCCTTAATACGTGGCATATTACCAACATCGATGTAAAACACGCGTCGTTCTGGTGCACGTGATAGACGATAGATAACAACTGCGTCTTCGACCATGCGTAATTGATTGAGTGGCTTGATGGCTTTGTGTAAATATGACAAAACCATTTGACGTTTTGGATCAAGAATGCCAGAATTTACATTGACGATTGCGTCAATTGCAATCTTTAGAGAAGCATCGCCGAGTGTGCTAACTGTTTGTGAACCTTGCGCACTTGATTTATCATTGAACACATAAAATTCTTGTACACCAGAAATTAAATCAGCACCAGTTCTTGGATCTTTTTTCTTTTCTACTGTACGAACTTTTTTGATTTTTCTTGGATCAATATAAACTAATTCTTGAATACCAAGTTGTGGTTGAGCGCGATCAACGAGCACTTGGAAATATAATCGACCATCAACATACCAGTCTTTAAATAATCCAGAACCATCGTTAGAAAAATTAAGAAGTTTTAAAACATTCTTAAACTCTTCACGAATGGCTTCTTTGATTTCTTCTGGTTGTTCTAAATCATCAAGAATAATTGAAACTGATTTACCAGAAACATCATGAACGATTGCTTCATTGACGATCTCATCAATGGCTGATTCAAGTTCTGGTTGCAATGACATTTCTCGATAGCGAGAAATTAAATCTGCTTCATTTTTAAAACTGGCTTCTAGATCAAGGTATGTTCCAAAATATCCACCTGAACTGACTTCAATAGCACCATCATCAGAAATGGGCGCAGTAATTTGTGGTTGAACATCTGTTTCTGGCTTTACTCGTACAAGTTCAAAGCCAAATAAATTAATACCTGCCATAGTTTACTCCGTTATAACAAATTCAATTTAACATAAAAAATTATCTAATCTTCGGACCAACTTTTGTTGATGCCGTAGATGGTCTCACTGGTTTTACGTTCGTATTTCTACCTGAAGTTCGCTGACTTACTGGTGTCAGACCAAGAGGTTTAACTTGTGGTTGAGAAGGAGCACCAGTTGGTTTAGTTGTCGTTCTCGTTGTTTTTTTCCCACGAATTTGATCTCTAAGTGTGCGAACTGAGCGAATAGTTGCATTTACACCTGCGACTGTTCTTGTGATATTATTAACACCACGCGTCACGTCATTGATTTTTCTCAAAAAATTAGTGAGACTACTCATTGAGAATTAAATTAGGAAACAAATACTTCAGGTGAAGTCCAATATTGATACTGGAATGTCACTGCATATTCTTCAATCGCATCATTTGCATCCCAGCTGACATCAATTGGTGAAAGATCTGCAGGGAACATATCAACAAATGTATAAGATTTAATGATATTTCCTTGCTTACCGTATTGATACACCTCAGCATCAAATGTGTATTGACTGTAGAATGCTTCAGCAAGATTACTTTCGTGACCGTTGATTCTAGCCATCCATTCTTCTAATTGATTACGAATAATGAAATCTTCATCATTAATAACAGTTATCGTCCATTCTGGGAACGTTCGATTTCCTGCTAGTTTTACAGTTCTTCCAAAATATGGAATTTCAATTGTTCCTACTGTTGATCCTGGCAATTGCGCAGTTTTTGCAGTAAAAGTAAGTTTTTGATCAAAAACTGGAATATTGACTTCAAACAGATTTGGACGTGCGCCGTCAAACGGAAAATTTCCTTTAAAGTCTGTAATATTGAAAGGCATTGAGTTCTCCTGACTTTATATTATTTATTAGACTCGACCAACGACTTCATCAAATGATACACCAGTTCGAACCGCAACAAAGTTTAGTTGGATGAAATTGATGCTACGATTTGGTTTGACGTAGATATCGCCGATGAATTCATTGCGATCAATTACATCAGCCGTATTGTTCGTTGCATTACATACAACCTTAAAGTCTGTAATTCCACGACGACCTTTCACTGTTCTTAAGAATGGCTCAACAATTGATACAAACTGCGATCTTGTAAACTCATCATTAAATTCGAAGAGTTGCGCTTTCGCAGCACGAGCAATTGCTTTTTCTAGAGTAATAAACAAACGACGAACATTAATACGATCAAATGCGCTTGGCTTAGATAGCAATGTTTTATCGCCGAATAGTAGAGTACCCTCACCAGCAAATGACACAACAGGATTGACGCCGTTCTTATAGAGCGTATCTCTGTCTGCCTTTACTGGATAATAAGCAAGTTTAATGACGTTCTTAATTTGTCCACGTGATGCACCAGCTGGTGAATACCATGAGTCTCTTTCAAGGTCAGTGCGGACGCAAAGACCAGCAACATCACCATTGAGTGGAATCCAACGATACTTGTCGTTGTATTTGTCATACTGATATTTCCAACCGCTGTCCATTACTGCATATGAAGAACTGACGTTTGAGAGCGCATTCTTACGGTAATTGACAACATCATCTGTTGCTGTTGAAGAAGTTACATTCGCAAGTGTTGGTGATATGAAGACAACACAATCCTTACGAACCTCACCAATATTATTGATTGCATAAAGTTGAACTGATGGATCTGAATCACCAGTCATAACGAGCGAAACATCAATTT